ACGCTTATGGTTGTAGTAGTTTAACCTCCCTAATACTTCCCGATAGCACAGGGTGGTTTGGTAGTCATAATGTAGATTGGAATGTACCATCAGGGCGATTAGGTTACTTGTATGGATACACACCCAATTCTACCTCACAAACTGCGTGGAGAGCATTAACTGTTTCTGGAAAAACACTATACACAAACTATATTAGAGCAGAGAACCATGTGCTTCTGTCCACTACTCCAGTAATAGGTGCTAAGTATCCCCTACCTCCCTTTAGAATAAGTTGAGATGGTATAATTAACTATGTTATCAGCAGTTCTAATTGTTAAAAATGAGGAAGAACTTTTAAGTAAGTGCTTAGACACTCTTAAAGGGGTAGACGAGATAATTATCACAGACACAGGAAGTACGGACAAGACTAAAGAGATCGCCAGTAAGTATACAGACAAGATTTATGACTTTCCCTGGATAGATTCGTTTTGCAAGGCTAGAAACTTCTCTAATTCCAAAGCTACGGGAGAGTGGATCTTAACCATAGATGCTGACGAGGAACTTTTAACCCCTATGAATACTATTAAAGATATTCTTAGTAAGACAGATAAGGAATTACTTAATGTTATTATTACAGACGGAAAGGGAAACGAGCATAAGTTTCCAAGACTATTTAAAAACTCTAAGGACATATTTTGGAGAGGGGATATACACGAGAGTTTAAGCAAGACAGGACAAGAGGACACTCCTATTACAATCAAGTACGGATACTCACCAGCCCATAAAAACGACCCTGATAGGACTTTAAGGATACTTAAAAAGTCTCTTAAAACAGACCCCAAACTAACAAGAGAGAGATATTACTTAGCAAGGGAGTATTTTTACAGAGAGCAATGGGAAAAGGCTATTAAGGAGTTAGACATATATCTTAAACTAGCCAAGTGGTTACCAGAGAAAAACGATGCGTGGCTTCTGAGAGCAAAGTGTTTGGCAGGTTTAGAAAAATGGGAAGAGGCTTGCGATAGTGCATGGCAGGCTCTTAAATACAACGCCAACTTTAAAGAAGTCCTAGAGTTTATAGGTAATCACATGGATACGGTCAATAAAGAGAGGTGGTTAAGTTATGCAAAGATAGCAGATAATAGGGATGTCTTGTTTGTTAGAACCAATAAAGGCTAAGTTCTTTGTAATGGTATAATTATATATTAAGAGGACTTTAGTTTAGTATCAATAATATGGCTAGAAGTAAAAGAGTCGTACAGAAATATCTTGATTTTAGTGGTGGACATCAATCGTTTACTTCTCCTTTGCTTTTGCGAGTAAATGAGTCTCCTTTTTTGTACAATGTAGACATAAGTAAGCCTGGTATTTTAGCAAAATCACTTGGCTATGCTCAGATAGGCACAGGTACAGGTAGTGGCTCTAATAGAGGGGTATATGCTTGGAATAGAGAGAATGGAAATGATGAGTTGTATCAAGTATATGGTTCAGACATGTACAAGTACAAAGGTACTAACTTTGAATCTATTGGAAGTGGCTTTGGTAGTGGTACAAGTCCTGTTGAGTGGGGAGTGTCCTTTATTAATACAGGAACAGGAGTAGGCACAGGAGCAGAAACCTTTGTAGAAAGGCTCTATGTTACTCAGGGTATTGAAGGAGAAGTAAAGTATACAACAGGGGTCAACATGGCAAGTATTGCAAATGTCTATGCAAAGCACCTAGAAGTTTACAAGGGAAGATTATACTTAGGAAATGTTAAAACAGGTTCTAATACATACCCGTCAAGAGTTATGTTTAGTGAAGTAAGTAAAGACAGTTTCCCTGCAAATAACTACTTTGACGATATGGGAGAGGCAATAGTAGGTCTTAAAGAGTATAGTGGGGCTTTGTTCGTGTTTACAGAAGACAAGGTCGCAGCATGGGACGAGTATTCTCTAACGGTTTTAAATACTAATGGTGGTACAACTAACAAGCAAACTATACAAGTAAGTGAATCAAGAATGCTATGGTATAACAGGGGTGGGGTATATATGTATGCAGGTGGTACTGAGGCAACTTTAATTAGCAGACCAGTACAAGATTGGATTACTGCCATTGTAGACGCTAACGAGGTAACAGCAGGACTTGACCCTAGAGGTAGGTATTGTTTGTGTATTGGAGATGTTACATTGAACGGAACTAATTACTCAAATGTGATACTACGATACGACATACTAATTAACTCGTGGGATGTTTTAATAGACAGACCATTTAAGTATTGGACAAGAAACAAGGCTGGGGGTGTTTACGAGACCTATGCTACCAATGTAGACGGGCAAGAGGTATGGCAAGTAGATTTAGGATACGCTTTGAATGGTTCGGCTCAGGGAAGTGTGTATCAAACTCCAAAACTGTTTGGGGCAGCAGAGAATGTAGACGATATTAAACATGCTTACGAAGTACAAATAGTCTACAAACCAACTAACAAAAACGAGTATATAACAACGCAATACAGAGTAGGTGGCACAGGAAGTTGGTCAAATATAGAAGGTACAACCGATAATGTCTCTTTATCAGGAACTGATGATATTAAAGTACAAAGACTTATTATACCTAGCAAGGCGTCAGGCAAGTTCATAGAATTAAAACTCTCACATTCGTCAAGCGAGGCAGGTTTTAACATATACGGAATTAATCTAATCTATGATGTAGAGGAAAAGGAGGAACATTAATGGCACTAACAATGACAGCAGAAGAAGTAAGGCAACAATTGGGGGCTTACTTGACTAAGCCTTTAGAGGTTACTTCGGGTACATTAAGCACACAACAAAGTTTATCTGTAACATCAATTGGAGCAGGAGGAGTACAGGGAAAGTGGATGTTTGGCCCAAATGGGCAGATTATTGTTAATGATGGGACAAATGATAGAGTTTTAATTGGTTTTCTTGGATAATATGAAAAACTATGGTATTAAAATAAGTAGGAAGGGGTATGATGTAAAAACTGCTCCAGACGATAAACTTGCCTTTAGTTCAGAATATAAGGGCTTGAGAATAGCCCTAGAGGGTGAAGAAGATTTGGTGGCAGGAAGTAATCATATTGTAATCACTCATGATCTAGGGTACAAGCCCTTTTCTATAGTGAGTGCGACAGAGACGAGTATATTTAACAAAACAATAACTCTTCCAGTTAGTTATGCCAGTCTTGGTATTTATGGGTTCTTTGGTTGGTATAGGGCAAGTACGACGGAGCTAATAGTAGATATTTTCTTGGAAGATGAAACATTAGAACCTCAGGGGGAGGGGAAATTAAAATATTATTTGTTCATAAATGAACTATGAATAGTTATGGAATAAAAGTATCAAAAGATGGTTGGGATGCACAAGTTGCCTCGGGGGACAACCTTTTAATGGATACGGGACACAAGAATCTTAAATATGTGAAAAATGTATATTTCTCGGAGAGTGGTCAATATGCTCACGAACTAGGATATGCTCCGATTGCATGGACTTGGGAACAGGATGACCAAGGATGGTGGAGAAAGTCAACCTCGAGTTTAGTTGTAATACCTTCTACCAATGGAGGAACAGCTATTTATCCAAGTGCCAGTTCTAATGACACTTATATATTTTCTAGTGCTGGACATTGTGAATACCTTGTTGAGAGAGGCTTTACAGGGGTGAATAATGGGAAACCCATAGGATATGGGGTTGTAGTTTCTGTTGAGGGAAAGAGCGTAAAAAATGCCCCAGGTTATGATAGAATCTTTGATTCTGCATATAATACTTACAAAATATATAAAAGAGGGACGGCTACACTCTCTTGGGATGAGGGAGTTGAGGGGTGGATAAGTATAGATATTCCACACGACCTAGGCTATGCTCCAAAAGTAATTGTGTTTGGAGCTGATGGGATGGAACCATCGTGGACAAGTGCAGGTTATGAGGGACAGGAGGTATTTAGTTATTATTCGAACACAGAAAAATTAAGAATAGTTGGGCAAAGGGCTGATTTTTATGGTGGTATATTTGGTCCACTACCAGCCTATTCTCAGACTTTTACCTATTTTATCTTTGTGGATAGGATAGACGATAGTGAGTTTATTTAGATATGATATAATTATATATACGAGGGGACACTACGAGGACTGTAAATTGATACATCTTACTAATGGCGGTATACATTGTTCAGCGGGGAGACTCCCTCTCT